GGTGTTTCGGTGTACCTAAATACGCTATCGGCTGTAAATATGTTTAGGCCGCCAAACAAGGATATGGGCACTGCGAATCGTGCCGCAGTCCCAGAATTGTTCTGGTAATGGTCTCTTAGTAGCTCGACAGAAGTTTGATCTAAACCTCTGTAAGTAAAAACAACTTTTTGGTCGTTGACAAAGTTATTGTGTTTAAAACGAATCGGACCAATACCAAAACTCTGGTACTCACTAACTTGCGGTTGACCTTGCTCAAGGTTTATCGAGTTAGGGTTTAGGGTAGGAAAAGTAGTCATCTTAAATGTTGTACGGAGGGATTACTTGTAGCTGAACCGAAACGGTTATTACACCTGGGTCGTAAGTAACCGAAGGCGGGCCTGCGTAGATAAATTGATAGCCGGACGGGAAAGTCAGGTTTGCTCCAGACAAAACAGATGTCGGAAGATCAAACGGAGCAAATCTGTTTTGCGTTGCATAGTGGGTATAAATAGCGTTGTGGTCGTCCACCGTATCGCTCACAAAAGTAAAGCTCAAGCTGTGATTAACAGCTGCGTTATTACGCCTTACTGTGACGTAATCGCCCGATAAAGTGCTGGTGCTGCGTGCCGCAAACGCACCAGGGGTGTAGGTGCGGCTTTGTGGAGTGAGTGAAGGAAAGTCAGCCATGATTAACTAGCACATCCAACGTCGTAATTCCATGCGGTGCCGCTTGTTGGGGCAAACACAGTCACCGTGATATATGGATCTGCGCTTGTCTTCTGGACAGTGACATTGACATTCGTTCCACTAACAAAACCTGTGTCAAGGCTAGCCGCCCCAGAAATAACAAATCGGTCCTGAATCGTAAATGCCGTGTATCTGAAGTTGAAGGATGCTGGGAATGCTGTACCAACGTTAATGACCTTCGTAAACGTGCCTTGGTTGCCCGCGTCACCACCGCCAGGGCAATCAATAATTTCATCGAATACATCAACTTCGTCGGATTTTTTGCAAACTGCGTAACCACCAGGCTGCGATGGATCGGGACAGCAACCTTCTGCATAAACTCGAACGCCTTCTGTTTGTAATGCCTCAGTTACTTCCAGTGTTGCGGAAATACCGCTGCCAATAAACGTAACGTCGTTTGTATTGATATTGATCTTGTACCACTTAATAAGCGGGTTGGCACAACCGGGACTGAACGTCAAAGTATCGCCTGTCCCTGGAGTTCCGCTATATCCACTAATCGTTCGCTGAGGCTCAGGCGCATCAATCGGATCGTCAGGGTTGTTCCAGTTAGCGGCTTGGTTGTAAGTGCTGTCTCCAGGGAAAGGCGTGTCAGAACTTGTGCTGCCATCAGGATTAAGCGGCACTGTCACGTCAATAGCCGTATCTATAGTGCCTGGCGCTGTACCACCTCCTCCAAATCCCGTTCCAACCGTAGTTGTAGCGTCTGGATCGTTTTCGTCGCAGTCAAACGTACCTCTACCTACATTAATAGTGTTGCCAGCACCGCTAGCAGCAGCAACTTGTCTAGCAACAATGCTGCGACCTTCGCTGTCTACAGGAAAATGAGTCAAGTCATACACGATTTCACTTGAAAAGTCTTTTTCGATTCGATTGATCTCATACAACTTGTCGTGATACTCAACTTGGCCCTCATCTGTTTCACGACGCAGACGAACACGAACAATGTCCCCAACAACCAGCAGAGAGTTGTAGCTCTTTTCACGCACCGTAAGGCGCAGATGGTGCGTGATGAATTTCCGCTGAGCTAAACGGAATGCTCCAACCTTTACTGCATGATCTTCATTCGTGCAGTAGTTGCTCATGTCAACGTTGATGTACGGGCCATCCGTGGCCTCGCCCTGATACCTCACTTCAACAGTACGGACCAAGCCAAAATCTGCTTCTGGCTGCTGTCTCCACTGGACTACAAAGCAGCTTGGCTCTCTGTCTTCAAGACTAATGTATTCAATCTCAAAGCCGTCTTCAACAATATGTTCTTCTGTAAACGTATATTCAGGAGCAACTTTAGTTGTCTTAATTGTATAGTCAGTGTTGTACGGCAGTCGGGGCCTAAGCCCAAATTTTCCGTTAGAACTGGAAACCTGAAGCAAGAAATTGACTGAAGTCTTTTGTAGCCAGTCGAGCAGGTTTTCGCTGTCTATTATCGCTCCATTGAAAAAGAAACTGTTAGTATCGACAAAGTTTGCGGCGACAGAAAGGGCTGAGTTGTCGATTAAATCGTCAGCAAGACGATCGCTTGCTTGAAACAGATATTTAGCCAGATCAACAAAATTATCAGACGAGCCTGTTGCATTATCAATCAAGCGTGTAACTTGCAAGCCCCTTCTGACAAAAACGCTAACGGTTCGATCTATCTTGTCTGAAGCTGCGTCTAGCTGTTGATACTCGAAACTTAAAGTGGTCAATCCGCTATAAGAGCCAGATGTTCCACAAAATATTGGAAAGCTGTGCTCGACATACGGCAGTTTTGTGAAAAGAACGCCATCTTGGTTTCTGTGATAAACAAGGGTTCCAAGCCTTGCAGTCTGCCCATTAGACAGCTGGCTAAAACTAAAGTTATATCTATTATTTACGGTTTTTTCAAGAACATAATCAAAGTCATCGTCGATATAATTGCCAGGTGTCCACGTCCCAGCTCTCCCGTTATATTTTTGATTCATCGTGCCTCTCCGGCAGTTGCCGTGAAACACGTCCCTAATCTGAATCAAGGGCAGTTCACCCTCGCTAAGGATTAGCAAATACTTGATCTGGACGGTTTGAACAGGATAGTTCTCAAAAGTGTTTCCATTATCGTGCGTGTATTCTTCCTCAACGATTGGATTGCCAAAAGACCCTTCCGTCATCTTTGGCTGCACCATTACACCGCCATTACTGCTTCTACGTCGACAGAAAATGATTGGAATCGGCTCTCCAGTTTTCAGCGCGGTCTGAGGTCGATCAACATCTGGATTGCCTTGTGCTGCCTTCGCAGAAAGCTCCCTTGCGCTTAAACCAGTCTGCGCTGACAGCAAAAACAGAGGATCTGAAATTCGTAAGGTCATGCCTGAATTGGAACTCCGACCAAAGCGTTAGTAGCTGTCCTAGATGGAACCAACGCACCAACTGGTGCCAACGTTGAACCTAGCTCAACTGTAAGCGAGGTAAACGATCCACGCATAGACAAGACATACCCTAGGAATTGCGCAACTAATGTCTGACCTGATTGTGGAGCGGTAATCCCCAGGCGCGTATCAAACTCATATGTGCTGACCAAGCACAGACGCTGCTGCTTCAAAGCGTCTTCAAAACAATTCACCGCCTGGGATGTGGCGGGCATCGTTAGCGATACCGTACTGCCACTCAAGGCTGCGCTCTCTCCAACACCGTCCCACTCAAACGGAAAGTAGGTGTATGTCTTCGTGGCCAGTGTTATGTCAGTGTTGACATAGAAGTTTTGCCACAGCTTGTAGTCTGGTCCGCCGGAAACGTAAACACGGAGATACTGAGCTTGACCTCTGTTGCTCATTAGCTCACTCCTGCGTAGTTACGACCGCCATAACTTCTAGAAGCAGTGGCTTGAGAACGAGCAACACTAGCAAGACCCTTTTCAAAATCTGCCATACTCACGTACTTGCTGCCGTTAAATTCCATTACGGGACCTGTGTTTACGTTTACAGACCCAATGCCGCCGCCACCAGATCGCGCTCCAGAGCCTCCAGAATATCGACTTGGGTTGGCATAAGAGCTGGCACTTGCCGACGACCTCTGCATCCGTTCTGTCCGAGCATTTTTAGTCGCCTGCGCAGCATCTAACGCTTCAGTTAGTTCAAAAATGTTCTTAAATCCTCCGCCAGGCCCTTTTCTGTTTGCTTCACCAACAACTCGGTCGTAAACGTCTGAATCAATCTTGAGTTTAGTGCTTGAAGTTTCACCCTTTCTCGGCCCCGAACCAATTCCTCTGGACATGTTGCTATTAAGCCGACCAGCCTCATCAGCAGCTTCACCTGTTGCCTTTGCAAGCTCTCTTGCATTGACTGCGCGTCTTGCTTCGACTCGTTCAGCTTCAATACTTTCGACCTTTCCTCTAAAGATATTTTCAGCAACTTTCGCTTGCTCTTGTGCAATTTCTTTGGCGATGCGAACCTGTTTAACGCCCTCTTCCACCATGACGCCAACAAGTTGAGCATTTTGCTTCTCAACCTGGTTGATTTCGCGCAACATCTCCGTCCGAACTGCTTCGTCTTTTTCTCCTCTGGCTTTTACCTTTTGAAGCTGAATTTCTAAATTTATTCGTTGCACCTGGAACTTGATTTGCTGAAGAGCGATTTCTGCTTGCCTTATGCCTTGTTGAGCTTGAGCTATTGCTACCGCCCTTTCAACTTTGGCCTGCTGTACTCTGTTCCTAGCGATTGCGTCAATTAGCTTTCTTTGCTCGTCAAAATTAGTATTTAGCTTTTCGAGATCAGCGAGTCTTCGCTGCATTCTGGATTCTTGAAGTTGCAGCAAGCTGGATTCTGCGCTGTAACGAGCGTTTTGCAGATTCAGTTCTGCATTTGCAGTTTGTTGACGAATGTCAAATATCTTTTGTTCATTAGCCAGCTCGTTTAGCTGAGTCTGAATGCGAGCTTGAGCAATTTTCGTCTCTTGTGCTCGGATTTCCTGTGCTTCTTTTGCGATCTTTTTCCTTTCCTTCTCAAGCTCCTTTAAGGCCAACTGCCCGGCACGTTCTTGATCTAACTGGAATTTTTTATCAATGCGTATTTCTTCGTTAAGCGCTTTTTGACGAATAAGGCTTTCCAAGGCCTCAGTATCTAGAGGGCCGAATTTTTTTCTTAGCTCTAACACTTCAGCTTCCGTCTTAAACTTAAGTTTAAGCATTTTTTTGTCTCGCTCGGCTTGAGCGTTGGTCAGCTTTGCTGCAGCGTCCGAGCCAGCAACTCGGCGTTGCTCAATAGCAAGCAGTTGGTTGTCCAAGTCCAGCTCTTTTTCCAGCTCTTTGCGAGATTGAATTAACTTAAAATTTCTTTCCTCAGCAGCTTCATTTATACCTCCAAACCCGTTCAAAACTTTGCTAACAACTCCCTCAAGAGCTGATCCTATAAACGGAATCCTCTTTACCACTTCAAGAATGATTGTCTTTGTTGTTTCTCTTATGAAACCAATTGCAGTATTCATTCCTTTTGCAATAGCGCCGACAAGCCTAAGGCCCGCAGTAAGCACATTGAGAAAATCTTTTGACAACAGCGCTACAAGACCAGAAGCAGCGCCTACAACTTCGTCCCAAGCGTTGGAAAGACCCGTAACCGTGCTGTTTATCTCTTTGACACTTCCAGGCAAAAGACCAGTTTGCAATAACGTTTCCTTGGTTACCGCTTCAACTGCTTTTTGGCTGTCCCCCAACGCAATAGACGCATCAACAGCCTCACGAAGCTTCGCAGTTACTAAAAGCGTTGAATCAGCAAGTGCGCTCATGTCCAAGGTTTCCAATGCTTGGCCAAGTTCTGCAGTACGCCGTGTAGCGTCCTCTATTTGTTGACCAATAGCAGCACCAAGAATTTGGCCACCAAAACCTCCTCCTCCAAGCGCTCCAATGACTCCCCCGGCCACTTGACCCGCTCCACCTCCAAACAACAGCGGGAAACCTGCGCCAAGTGCTAGGTCTTGACCGCGTTGAGCTTTTGCTTTTGCTGCGTTCTTAGTTCGTTTATCAGCTTCTCTATTGTTAGCCTTAAGCTGCGCATGTTCTTGCTTGAGCTTGCCCAGCCGTTCTTGAATCTGGACTTCAAGTTTTTCGGCAAGTTTGAATCTTTTGGTCCCTAAAGATAGGCTTGCCTTTTGAACAAGGCTTTCGACTTTAGAGGTGTCCAGCCCTGCCGCTTTAAGTTGGTTTATCTGGTTGATATAGCCTCTAAGGCGTACATTGCTCTTCTCCCTTCCGACCTCATTCCGCTGAATTTCCCTTGAGTACTCCAGAATACGGCTCAATTCAGTGCTTACTGCTTGAATACCGCTAATGTCCCCATCTGTCTTAAAGGCCTTAAATGCAGCCTGAATTTCGGAAATTCTTCCTTTGAATTGAGCCTGATCTGCTGCTGCTGTAGTTTGTACTTGCCTTAAACGTCTTCCATACAAGTCAACGGCAGAATTTAGCTTAATCTGATTCAGCAGAGCGTTCTTTTTCTCTTTAACAAGGTTCTGCTGAGCGTTAGCAGCTTCTTTGATTTCGTCGGCAAGCGTTTTCGTTCCAGTCCTTGCTGGCTCTGTCCTTAGCTTTTCTGCTTCCTTATTTAGCTGCTTTACGCGTCGTTCTAGCTTGGCGAGCTGCTCTTGCCCCTTGACGACAAGCTCAATTACCTGTTGGTAGCTTGCCACAGCTCTCTAGCGCCTTTTAGCCACTTTAGCGCCCTCGTCGCTTAGCGGCCTCATACGCTTTTTCTTCTTCCTCTGCTTTATTGACGTAGTAAGCGTGCCAGCCCATCATTTCTTCCTGGCTCATCCGAGCCTGAAGCTCAGAAAGCGTCATTTTTAGCTCAGAGGCCAGGAAGAACTGAAATTGCAGAGCAGGATCTTGCTTGATCTCACTCTGCAGTGCTTTTCATGTCGCTATCAGCGTCATTGTCGTCGGTCAACACAGCCAGCATCAGGCTCTGAAGATCCTTGTCCTTGACTTCGTTCTTGAGAACGTCAATCTCGCCTGCCAAGAACAGTGCCTTGCCGTTTTCGTCTTTAGCCTTGGTTAGCAGGAGCTGCAGAGCAAAAGCAGTAGCGTCATCTGACTTGGCTTTGCGTTGAGCCTTTTCACGCTCAGCCATCGTCAGCGGCGTAACCCACATCTCAAACACCGTTCCATCAGATAGCTCAACCTCTTTCTTAACGGGATCTAGGTTGGCTGCTTTCTTAAGGCGATCAATGGCGCGAAGTGCCATGAATATCCGATTGATTGTGCTACTACACTAGCATTAAAAAAGCCCCCGACAAATGCCAGGGGCCTTTCTATTTAATCGCCTATCAGCTCTTGCTGAAGTCGAAAGTAGGAGCAGAGGTAGGACGGAAGTTGATTGATACAGTCTGCGCATCATCAGGAGAAACCGCATAGCTCGCTGAAGTCAGCACTGCCTCAAGCTCAATCGAACGGCTGGTCGTGTCATTAGGCGTACCAGATGACAAGATCGCGTCCATATAAAGCTTGAAAGTTGCACCAGCCTGCTTGCGCTGAGTCACGTCTTCAATCAGACGGCTAGCGATGGTGGTGTCGTCATCGGTGAAATACACCTCAGCCGAACCCGAACCATCGGCAAAACCGGAGATGAAGGTACGGAACGGTGCAACCTGACCAAGCGTTCCACCAATGCTGGTGGTGTCGATTTCTTCGCGAGTGACCTCAAAGGACCACGTACGAACGTTTGCGACTGACTGGAACGACTTGTAAGCAATGCTTGCCTTTTCAGTGCCGAAACCAGAAGGTTGAGCAGTTGCAGTCTCGGCAGAACCACCTTCAGTGGAGCTAACGGTCATCACACCAGTGCTGGCGGTGTAAGTCAGCACGTAGTAATCACCAGCAGCAATCGCACCAGTGGTGGTAGCGCCGGAGGGATACGTCAAAGTGACTTGATCGTTCACCTTGAAGTTCAAATAGCTGCCGACAGTAATGTCAGAACCAGTGCTGGGGAAGGCAGATGCAGCAAGCTGATCGTCCTTAGTGCCCGCTGGTTTGTAATAAAGGGCTCCGGACGTGCCCGAAAGAACGGTGGCCATAGGAAGAACCTATATGGGGGTGTACGCGGGCACAGCCCGGCTTAAACACAGGATAGCTCAATCCAAAAACTAAGAAATAACCTGTGCCGTGAATGTCGTGTCAATCCGCGAGATGAAATATGGCGTAAACGCAATGCGGGACTCTTGGTCGGTAGACCCCGTTCCAAAGTTCGGACCTGTTATCGAGCCTGTGCGGACGTAAATGCCGCTGTCCGTTTTGGCTGTGTTGCTTAGGGACCGGAGTTCTGAAACGGCTGTGTTAATTAGAGTCTGGTTGCGGGCAGCGCCTCGGCCTTTCTCAGTAAAAGCACGAACAACGATTGTCCCTTGGATGTAATCAAAATCAGTAGACAAAGTGGGTTCGGTTGTAATGCCAAACTGAAGGTTCACATGGATGAACTCAGATTCAGCGTCAGAAATAGTGTTTAATGTGTTGTCGAAGTAGATGGGGACCGCAGGAGATAACGCTCCATAGGCGGTATGGAGAGGGGATTCAAATTTGGCGCGGATAGATTGGTAATTCATCAGTCGTCTCCTGCAGTGAAGCGTCCTTGTTGAGCTTCGCGGGTCACGACGTCAACGCCCTTTTTAATAGCCCGCTTCATTTTATCGCTGGCGACAAATGTGGTATACCAGTCAAGAGGTGCGGTAGAGCGGTTGCCGCCGCTTCCTGGACCAATATCACCGCGAATGTTTGAGTCCCTACGAACACCGCGAGAAACAATCTCCCCTTTCGGCTCTGAACCGGGAAACTCGAATACACCGGGCTCTAAGTCCATTGCTTGTGCAGCGTGCGGCGCTGTGTTCTCGACAATTAGCCTTGTCTTACGCCCCAAGTCTCTTTTGGTTGTTGGAAGTTGAGGCATGTCTTTTAGTCTGTAGGGGAAGGTTCCGGTGCCTTGAGCGCCTGTACCGGCTGAATACACGGCCCAGCTGTCTTTGAAGTCGCCGCTCCACTCGGGGCCTGCTTCCGCCAAAGCATTGACGATATTTCTTGCAACAGTCCGCACTGTCTTGTTAAGGGCTAAACGAGAGTCTTTAGCCAGATGCTCACTTGCGTCTTTTTTCATTACTGCGGCCTCACGATCAGGTTATGCAAAATAGCCGATGCACCTCGGAAGCTTTCTACATCAATAATCCGACCCTCTTTGGTCTCACCTGCTTCGGTAAAGCGAACGCGATCACGCACGTTTGGGTAATAATCACCCAGCTCAGCATTGCCAATAACTACCTTCATATCATTAGTCTGAAATTCTCCTCGAAACTCCTTTGGGTCAAGTTTCATGATGATGCCTTTCACCGTCACGCTCGTTTCGGTGCCGCTAATCGTCCCAGTCGTCGGGTCATACGTTTCAGTAGTGGCTGCTTTGACATACGTCATGTCATAGCCCCAAGTATTAAGAAGCGGAGCCGGTACGCCACCAAAAACATCGTCAATAAGCGCCATGTCAACCCCTCACCACACGGACTTGGTAGCTGCCGCTGCCACCCAAGGAATACGCCCCAAGATATGACTGCAGCCAAGGGTAAACATCGAAGATGTTGTTTACCGTTCCGACAGCTTGGCTTTCGGTGTTGTACTGCACTTCGAGATCGCCAAGCTTGACCTTTTCATACAAGCCCCCGGTGCCGGTATTGCCAGTAACGGCATCCGTATCGTTAGCCAGCGCATTGGCTAGTTCGTAAGTCGCATATTTAATGTCGTTTGGAATCGCGGAGCAGGTCAGCTCAACACGATCCACATGGTAATTATTGCGAGGCCAGCTCAAGGCTTGGCTTGCATCGCAACGATCACCGTAAAAATTCAACGTGTCGATCCAGCGTGTGGCTGAGATCAATGCACGGTTTTTTGCGTCGTCCGTCTTGTCGTCCCAATTCGTACTACTTGGAACGGTTTCAAAGTACGTGTCGGCTTCCGCCAACGTCACATAGCTGTTGGCTGTCGCACTCTTCAGTGTGGCGTTGATCGTGGCAGCCATAGCGCAAAA